GTTGGTTATTGGGCTAAAATAAATCGTGATACTGGACAACCAGAGTTACAAATTGGTTACTATTCTAAAGCGCAAGCGAAAAAGAAAGGTAAACAAGTATCACACGCTAACCCCGCTTGGGCTGAGTTCGGTGTTAAATCACATACTATTAGTATTAAAAAAGCTAATACTCTAAGCGACGGCAATATTAACTATGGTAAATCAGTTAGCCACCCAGGACTTAGAGGACAAAGTATCTTACGTAATAGTGTCTTTAATAATATAGACGCTATCAGAGAGGCGCAAGCTGAATACTTAGCAGCACTTAATAAAACTATTGAAGCAGCTGGAGGAAAGATTAAAGAAAGTGAGGAGATCGAAGATGTATAATTTCTTTATTGCATTACAAAAGTTTGTTAATGAACAAAAAATAATTCCACTATATTATGAAGAAGCTTCGAAAAAAGCTAATTTTCCTTATGGTGTAATTAGTGATCCTATTAAAACTTGCCTACGTTATGGCGAATTAGTATACTTCGACATATTTATATGGACTACAGAGCCTAATACTGGTATTGAATTAGAAAAGAAGTTACAAGAACTTATCAAACTTCTTGACGGTAAAATCTTCTCGGAAGAAAGAGCTGTTATATACTTTGAAGAACAAAGACCAATATCTGATCCAGAATATACCTTAATAAAAAAACAAATAACATTTAGTATTAGATTATTTTAAAGGAGGGAAAACTAATGTTAAAAGTATTTACTGAAAATGACACTAAAAAAATTCAAATTGACGAAGGTATCGTTGTATTAAACTTAGGAAAAGATAACGAGTTAATACTTGGACCTACTCGTGGTGGTGTTGAAATGACTATTACACCAGAAATAAGAGACATAGAGTTTGACGGTAAGCGTGGTAAAACTGCTGGTATGCAAGTTATCGACGGCGAAGACGCTACTATTAAGGTTGTGTCATTATGTTGTAGTCAAGATGTATTGTTAAAAGGTTTACCTAATGCGACACTTGATGCAAACAAAGTAATTAAACAAGGAGATTTCGGTCCTATTGCTAAAAGTAAATATATTGATACTATTGATGTAATTACACAAATGCTAGATAAGACTTATAAGATCCTTACATTTAATTATGGCTTACACGAAGGAGCATTTACTTATAAGGCTGCTCCTAAAGCAGAAAATGAACATAATCTTGAAATTATACCTCACTATACTATAGACGATAGTTCAAGACTATATCAAATTAAAGATAGTGAAACTTGCCCTATAACAGTTGGAGAATAAATTTAAAATATTATTCTCCTTTTTGTTTTCTATTTGAGCGATAACAAAAGGGAGAATAAAAAAGAAAGGAAAAAAAGAAATGAAAACAAAATATTTATTATTATTAAGTGAAATTATAGACAAAATGGACATTAAAGAAGAACTACAAAATTTAGATTTTAATACTGGAGACGAAAAAGAAGATCGAGAAAAATTAGGAGCTGCTCTTATAACTTTGATTATTACTAGAATTTATAAATGTGAAAAAGAAGTTTATACTTTTGTAGCTAATTATAGAGGTTATTACCCTTCTAAACCAGTATTTACTGATGAAGATACAGAAGATATTAAAACAGAAAAAAATAAAAAATATGAAGAAGATTTAAAACTTGCTTTAGAAAAAGCAGAAAATGAAGATATAATCGCATTATTTAAGGAAATAAGTAAATTACCAGGTGTTGCGAGTTTTTTATCTATAGCGTAAGTATCGGCACTGCGGAGGTCTTACGAATATTATATAAGCATTATGGCGGTATTGACTGGTTTGAGGACAAGCCGTCTTTTTTATTGGGCGAGTGTTTAGATAATGGTATTAAAAAAGAAACTGAATTACCTAAACTAATTAACGAAATTGTTAAGAAATTATCGCACGAAAAATCTTTTGTTCCACAACTAGAACAAAAGCCAAAAAAGAAAATGCGAAGCGCAGAAGACATTATGAAAGATTACGGTTTGGGAGGTGTTAAACTTGGCTAATATATTTAGTTTATATGGATCTATTTTTATAGATAATGAGAAAGCTAATAAAGCTATAGACGGCACTACTAAAAAAGGAGAAAGCTTCGCCTCTAAATTAGGCGGAGTTTTTTCTAAAGTTGGTAAAGGTGCTCTTGCTTTAGGTGGTACTTTGACTACCGCTGCTACTGCTATCGGTGGTTTAGCTATAAATACATCAAAAGATGTAGATCAAGCTATGAACTCATTTATTGTACAAACTGGTATTGCAAAAAATGAGTCTGGCGAGTGGCAGAAAGCCTTAGAAGATATATACAAAAATAATTATGGAGAGAGCTTCGAAGATATAGCCAACTCAATGGCTTTAGCTTCTCAAGAATTATACGAGTTTGATCCTTCGCAAATAAAAGCGGTTACAGAAAATGCTCTCGCGTTACGAGACGCTTTCGGTGTTGAAGTAAATGAGTCTATAAGAGCAACAAAAGCTTTAATGACACAATTCGGAATATCAGCAGACGAAGCGTATAACTTAATGGCCCAGGGTGCACAAGCTGGTCTTGATTTCTCTGGAGAATTAGTCGACAATATTAACGAATATTCTGTACAGTTTGGCAAATTAGGTTTATCTGCAGAAGATATGTTTAATATATTTCAAAGTGGTGCAGACGCTGGAGCTTGGAACTTAGACAAAATCGGCGACGCCGTTAAAGAGTTCTCCATAAGAGCAATAGACGGCTCTAAAACAACTGTAGAAGGTTTTACGAAACTTGGCTTAAATGCTGATACAATGGCTAAAAAGTTTGCTGCTGGCGGAGATACTGCTAAAGAGGCTTTTTATCAAACTATAGACGCGATTAAAGCAATGGACGATCCAGTACAACAGTCTATCGTTGGTGTTGATTTATTTGGTACTATGTGGGAAGATTTAGGACCAGAAGTTGTAACTCAATTAGGATCAATTAGAGAAATGTACGACGGTACAGTAGACTCTATGAACCAGATTAAAGAAGTAAAATACGACGATATAGGAAGTATGTTTGAAGGGTTAAAACGTAATGTACAAATGCTACTACTTCCTTTAGGTAATGCTTTAATGCCTTTAATTGTATCTATTATGAATTTAATTATGAATAATATGCCTTTAATAGAAGGCTTGATAAATCAGTTAACGCCAGTTATTACTCAACTATTTAATGCAATTATTCCGTCGGTACAGACTATTATAGAGACCGCTTTACCAATGCTCGCCACTCTGACAGAGACAATTTTACCTATATTTATTAGTTTATTAAGCACTTTACTACCTCCTATTATGCAAATAGTGGAGGCTTTACTTCCAGTCTTTGTAGAACTTATAAATATGTTATTACCACCTATATTACAAATAGTTCAAATGATCCTACCTTTATTACTTAACTTAATTCAACCACTATTGCCTTTACTATCTCCTATACTTCAATTATTACAACCTTTTATTGATTTATTGATGTTAATATTACAACCTTTAACAGAATTACTTAACTTAATACTTCCACCTTTAGTAAGTATATTAAATGTAATTATACAAAGTATTATTCCAATGTTATCAGCACAGTTTACTTATGTAGCTAATATTATTGGTAGTGTCTTTGGTACTGCTATTAGTTATATAACATCACAAATACAAGTTGCTAAAAATATATTTATGAATATTATAGACTTTATTAAAAATGTATTCACTGGTAATTGGAAAGCTGCTTGGCAAAATGTTAAAAATATATTTAGTAATATAATTAGTGGTATCGGTAATATCTTTAAATTACCTATTAACTTCATAATTGACGGTATGAACGCATTTATTAAAGGTCTTAATAAATTAAAAATTCCAGACTGGGTGCCTGGTGTTGGTGGTAAAGGTCTTAATATACCTTTAATTAAAAAGCTTCGTGTAGGTATGGAATATGTACCTTACGACGACATGCCAGCACTACTACATAAAGGAGAACAAGTCTTAACTGCTGACGAAGCTAAAGATTATAGAGAAAATAAGAACTCTATCGTTAATAATAATGAAACAAATAACTTTAACTTAACTATAAACTCAACAGAGCCACTATCTCCAGCAGAAACTGCTAGACAAACTCGTAAAGCTTTACAAGAATATAATCTAAGACATGGAAGGGCGTGATTAAATGGAAAGAACTTTAATATATAAAAATCATAAAGGAGATATGATTACTTTTACATATAAACCGCCTTTTCTTCTTAGTATCTGCGACGGCTTTCACGAAACAGTTGGTACTGTTAATAGTGTAAGTTCTGCGTATGGTGTTGGTACTACTTGGAACGGTACAAGTATAGGTCAAAGAGATTTAACTATCAAAGGTACTATAACAGATAATATACAAGAAAATAGATTATTATTATATGATATGTTCCCTCTTAATAGTGAAGGTACTCTTTACTATTATGAAGGAGATATTGAAAGAAAAATAACTTGTCTTGTTGAAAAAGTATCTATTCCAGAAAAGAAAGGTTTTACAAGAGACTTTTCTATATCTTTAGTATGTCCTAACCCTAGATTTTCCGCTTTGGCTGCTACTATCTTATCTATGGCTACATGGGCACCAGCTTTTAATTTTCCGCTTATTATACCAGAAAATGAAGGTATTCAATTTGGTATTAAAAATACTACATCTATGGGAACAACAGAAAATACCACTGAAATTGATTACGGTATGACTATTAAATTTAAAGCTAATGATACTGTAAAAAACCCATATTTATTTAATGTTACTACACGTGATATTATACAGATAGAAAAAACTATGTCTGCTGGCGATCAGATAATAATCACTACTCACATAGATAATAAGAACGTTATTTATAAAAGTGCCGTTACTGGCGAGGAAGAAAACATAAACTATCTAATAATGTATGGTAGTAAGTATTTACAAGTACCTAGTGGAACTAATACATTTAGAAGTGGTGCAGACTCTGGAGAGGACAACCTAGAGACTACAATAGAGTTTTTACCAGAATATGAGGCGGTGTAATTATGGAAGCTATATCATTAAATGTATATGATCGTGATTTAAAGCCGCTTGGTGTTATAGACAGTTATAGTTCTCTACGCTGGCGTCGTAAATATTTTGAAGCTGGCGAGTTCGAACTTAGTTTAAACCTTACTAAAAATAATTTTAAACTTTTAAATTATGACAATATCATAGTTAGAAGTGATTTAACAGAAAATGACGAGTTCGGAATTATAGAGTCTTGGAAATTTAAGGACGACGGAGACAAAGTTACTATAACTGTATATGGTAGTTTTGGGTTATCGTTATTAAAAAGAAGAATAATAAAGACACGTATAAATTATAGTGGTAACTATATAGGCGCATTTAGAAAGCTCTTAACTACAATGAGGGCTTTTTCTTTATTAGAAATTACAGACAGTGATATTACTAGCGATAAAGTAGATTTTCAATGTACATATAAAAATGTATATGATTATCACGAAAAACTATCAAGAGCTTCAAATATTGGAGCTAAAATTGTCTTAGATTTAAAAAATAGAAAGTATAAATATGTTAATTATGTCGGTAAAGATCGTACAGAAGAACAGAAAGTCAACACTAGATATGAATTTAGCGAAGATAAATCAAACTTAGACGCAGCAGAATATACATATAGTCGTAAAAATATGATTACTGATGTTTTAGTTGGTGGAGCTGGCGAAGACTCAGCTAGAATATTAAGGACTGTAACAAAGGTTACAACAGACACACACGACTTTGATATTAGAGAGGCTTTTGTAGACGCCAAAAGTCAAAGTAATAAAGATTTATCTACTACTGAATATAACGCTATATTAGATAATTTAGGACAAGAAAAAATAACAGATCCTACCGAGAACTTCGAGGCTACTGTACACGCTACGCATTATAGAAAATACTGGGACTTAGGAGATATTGTTAATATCAAAAAAGAAACCTGGGAAATAGCACAAAAACAAAGAATTACAGAAGTTGAAGAAGTTATCGAAAAAGGAAAACACGACGTAACACCAGTTTATGGTACACCTATTGCAGAAACGTTCGAAAATGAAGATTAAAAGAAAGGAAGGACATTATGGAAAAGTTTAGTTTTTTTAACAGTATAAATGGCGACAGAGCTTCTTACGCAGAAGATTTCGCTCGCCACTTAAAAAAATACTTTACAAATGGTATTTTCAACAATGAGTTAAAAGTCATAGCAAATAATGATATGACTATCACAATACAAGAAGGAGACGCCAATATTGAAGGCTACCGTTATACTAATACTGGGGATCTAATTAAAACAATAGAAACGGCCGACGGAACATTAAAAAGAATTGATAATGTTGTTGTTCGATTAGATTTAACTAATAGGTTAATATCAGCTCAAATAATCAAAGGGACTTTCTCTGATAACCCTTCGGCTCCAGCTTTAGTTAGATCCTCAACTATTTATGATATTAAATTAGCTGAGATATATGTAGGTGCTAGTGTAACATCTATAACACAGTCTAATATTACAGACACAAGATTTGAGGAGTCTGTATGTGGCGTGGTTGCTTCTACTGTAGAAACATTAAACACAGAAGAAATATACGATCAATTATATACTAAATATAATGAGTATATAGCAGCAACAGAAGCTTCTTTTACAACTTGGTTTAATCAAATAAAAAATCAACTAGACTCTGACGCTGCAGGACATCTAACTAACCAGATAATGGAGATAGTTGGTAATAGCTTAAAAAGCGAGGTTAAAACACTTACACCAGGTAATTGGTTGTTAAATAGTTCCACAAATAGATATGAATATGATATAATTAAAGCTGGTATCACGGCCGATACCTTAGTTACTGGACATTTAGACTTAGATAATCAAATAAAGCTAAATGACGCTTATATTAGTTCATATAATGGTGGTTATAAGATTATAACAAGTGTTAAACCTATTGAAGATATTTCTATAACTATAACTTATGAATTATCTAATTATGATTTAGAGGAGGCGTCTTAATATGATAGGTATGATAAATGTCGGTAATAAAAAATCAGTAAATATTAGTAAAGTATATGGTGTAAGAAGGAATATAAAATCGTCTTCTTCTGCTTGGGAAAGAATTAAGGACTCTGTAGGTTTAGTAGCTAATGCTCAAGTGGGAACTACTGCGGTTGTTAATAACTTCGACAGTATTTACCCATGGAGTGATATAATTACTTGTAATTATAATAATACTTCAAAAAAGATAGTTGCTTACTATGGAGACGCTAATTTCTCCTTTACTGGTAGTAATGGACAAGTATTAACTATTATTCCAGAATTTTATTATAAAAGATATGTCTCTGACGGCTACGAATATGTCTTAATATCAAAGGACAATTTAGACGGCTTTGTTAAGAGTGATAAATTTATGATAGGACGTTATACAATGTCTGGATCTAGTTCTGGAGTATTTAGTAGAAGTGGTTACTCTCCACTTGTAAATACTACGATAGCTAATTTTAGGCAATATGCTAAAAACTTAGGCTCTGGTTGGCAACAATTAGACTGGCACTACTTTATATTACAAATGTTATATTTAGTAGAATATGCAGACTATAACGCACAGTCAAAATTAGGAGCTGGGTTTACTAATGCTAATAACACAGGAGCTATTAAAAGTGGTGGCTGCGATAAACTAGGTATGAAGTCTGGTAGTGCAGCTGGAAACGATAAAAGTTCTGTAATTTATCGTGGTGTTGAAGATATATTCGGTAACGTATGGCAATTTGTTGACGGTATCAATATAAATAATTATCAAGCTTATATAAATTACAACCCTAATACTTATGCTTCTGATGTATTTACTGGAGATTATCAAAAACTAGGTTATGTAAATAACTCTACAAGTGGTAGTTATGTTACAGGCTTAGGTTATGATCCAAAACACCCTCTTGTAGCGTTAGCTACTGATGTTGGAGGAAGTAGTAGCACATACACTACAGATTATTACTGGTGTGCTAATGAGAAACGTATCGCTCTTGTCGGCGGTATGTTTTGGGACTTTTCTCGTTGTGGTTTGTGGTGTTGGCCTTG